ACTTTATCCCCGGCGCGAGTGGTACTAGCATTGACGTATGGCAGAATTACGCCAGTCCGATATGGGATGATATCAACCAGACCGATACGCTCAATTTCAGGGAAGGCCGTCACAGTGATGATGAAAGGCATATATGCCCATTGCAGTTAGATGTTATTGAAAGATCATTACAGTTATGGTCAAAGCCGGACGATGTTGTTTATACGCCGTTTCTTGGTATTGGCAGCGAGGCTTATGTTTCAGTCAGGATGGGAAGGTTTGCAATAGGGACTGAATTGAAGCCGTCTTATTTTCAGCTTGCCACAAGGAATATGACTATGGCAGAAAAGGTAAATTATGATTTGTTTGATGCGGTATCATAATCTACTTGATAAATCTGCACAAACTAACTACCATTGCAAAATGTTTTAATTAAAAGGTGGAAAATGAAAAAGCTGAAATTGAGTGCTAGGGATCAGATGATTCTTGCGATAAATAACAATATATCCTTGGCAACTATCCGCAACTGGATTAAGGGCGGTGATGTATTTGTTGCTGAAGATGGTAAAATCTACAAGCAATTAGTCCCCAGACTGAAAAAGAGGAAAACCAAGTGAATAAAGCCAAACTGATTCTAGCGGCTGTCAAAGCATTATTCTGTCTAGCCAAAAAAGAGCCGGATGATATCCCTAATGATGCGCCGGTAGTCAAGGTAAAGCCACGGGCAAAGCCTAAAGCAAAAGCCAAAAAGAAACCCGCCAAGAAAAAGGTGACAAAATGAAAGTATTGCTGCAAATGCGTGAACAATTCCAGATTGATATAGGCACTGAAGATGCCCCTTGTTACCTGCAAATAGCGGGAGTCTGTGAAATGACTGACAATGCCTTAATCTTCGACACGCCGTTATTTAAACGAATGATACCTTATACAGCCATTCAGGAAATGATACCGCTCCCTGATGATTTGGATTTACATTCACCCGAAAGTTATGAGGACTTTCCCCATATCGGGCGGATTAACTGAGTAGAGTGAAGCCACGGAGGGCAACTAATTCCCGCAAGGGATAGACACGCGGCATCTTAGGGGCCGAGGGCTGGGGTTGGCCGCCCTGTGTCGTATAGGCCATTTAATTAGGGGGGTGGTTATGGATGATAAAGAAATAAAGCCATTTCAATTAATCATGGAGATTATAACCATCCTGTTTATCTTGTTTATGATAGGGTTTCTGTCTGTTTATGGATAAGCCCCCTTGCAAGACAGACCCACGCGCCCCTCATGGATTCCTGCGCAACGCAAGCCATAACGCAGGCAGATATGTATGCGAGTGCGAGTATTGGGCAGACCCTGAGCGGAAAAAGTATTGGCTTTGCTGTGGCAGTACCGAGTATCCCCATGGGGCTGAAAACTGTATAGAAGCGTGGTCAGGACATCCTGAGCGGGTTAGATGGGGAACGGCTGAAGACCATGGCGAATGGGGTCGAAAAGCTAAGGAGATAAGTATAAATGAAACAAGATAATACTATATACATTATTCAGCCCAATTTGTCTAAAGAGTGGGAATGCCATCTATTCGCAAGCAATGGCTATCTAAGATATACACCTGAAGTTGATGCCGTGCCTAATTGGTTTTGGCGCAAAATGCAGTATATTTGTTTTGGCAACAAGTGGATAAAAAAGACCGATGCGGATAAGTGACGACGCGGCGCAGGACTTGGTAGACTGGCTTGCTGCGCACGAAAAAGATATAAGTGACGGCATAAACGATTTTGGCGATTTACGCAGAGTATTTATGCAAATATTCGGCAGGAAAGCAGGCGAAATAGATAAATGAGGCTAACAGACGATGATATAGACCTAATGACCTGCCTTTACCTTAGCAAACGCAAAGCCGAGGAGGAGGCAAGGAAATGGCCTTCAGTCCGTGAGATAGGCAAAAAGTTTGGACTATCAGGCGCAAGGGTTCATCAGTTAATCATTGAGAATATCAAGAAAAGGAGCATGGAGTCTAGCCAATGATATTAAATGAACATATGCTAGAAGACATACGCAAACTAAGAAAAAACAACGCGGTTTTAATGGGGTATCTTGATTGTGAGATAGCTGATTGCGTTAATCTATATTGCGAGATGTTCCATGGCGCGGCATGGACAGAGATAGAGGAGGCTGTTTTTATCAGGTGGGCTACTACTTCACCAATAGAGACAATGAAATATAAGAAAAGGAGTATGGAAAGTGCTGAGTCTTAACATCCTGCTAGAGAAAATCCAGCAACTTGAAGCCCGGATAGCTGAATTGCACCGAATCGGGATGGAAAAGGACGTGATTATCCATATTCTTGAACACCGGGCTAAGCCTAAGAAAAAAGGCAGGAAACCTAAAGAGAATGTATAAAAGCCTAGAACACGCCCTAAGATCAGCCTTTGCCGTCCCACGGGTTCACTATAACGCCTCGAGCCTTAAGCCTGCCGGTGGCCCTAGAAACAAGTCCGACCTAACCTCCCTTGATTGGATAGCTCAGGGGGCTATGTGCAAGAATGCCCTAGAGTCCGGATTAAACCGCAACCACTTGGCGGCATTGGGCACGCTGTACACCGACCATCACGACGACCCCTTCACAAGCTCCAACTACCGTATCCACCTAAGCCAATGGCTAGTCACTACCATAGCGGCAAACCCCCAGATGATGGAAAGGTACACCCTGCTGAAATGGTCGCCGATAGGACGCAAGAAGCCCGCACCCCTACGTTATTGGGCTACAGAATTGAGCCAACCTATCAGCACCCTATCAGATACCAACCGTAGGGCATTGAAGCGGCTCAGGGATTTAGAGCAAGAGGCAAAGCTACAAGCCACAACCATATTGGCTAATGTTATAGACGTTAAGGAGTAGGTATGCAAGACGATAAGCCATTGACAGCAACTGAGCTAGAGACTAGAAGCAGGCAAAGAATGCAAGAGATGGAAAGGGAGCAAAATCTAGTACTCCTTGAAATCATCAAGGAGCGGCTTAACACTTGTCTACTTAACCCCTTGTTTACACCGTAAAAGATAGTACCATCTAGGCAGATTGGGTGACTGACCCCTCCAAAGCAGTTTTAATGTTGTTGCTGCAGCATTAACTCCCAATCTACTCCACTCCCAAAGCTAATTAAGCCACCTAAGACGTGGCTAATTTTTTTGGGGTATCAGCTCTTAGGGACTGTATCCCTATGTTATGTGAATCAATGATTTGCATTGTGACAAAGGTTTATTATGGCAGGCGCACCGAAAGGCAATAACAACGCATCCAAAGGCAAGCGATTTGTCTCAATGATAGAGAAGCGACTAGAAGAGCTAGACGCTATGCAACGAATAGCCGATGCCCTGATAGCTAAAGCCCTAGAAGGCGATATGCAAGCCATCAAAGAGATAGGCGACAGGTTAGACGGAAAGGCCAAGCAACAAATAGACTTAGGCGGTCAGGACGACAATCCTATCCTAACAGCGATAGAAGTTAAGCTAATCAGGCCCAATGAAGCTAACGGCTGAGTTTCCCGAAAAGCTGGATTTCCTGTTTGAGCCAATGCGATACAAGATTGCATATGGTGGCAGGGGTTCAGGGAAATCATGGGGATTCGCTAGGGCACTAATCATCATTGCCGCTAATGAACCTAAGCGCATCCTTTGCACTAGGGAAATCCAGAAATCAATCAAGCAATCGGTGCATACGCTACTGGTAGACCAGATAAGGCTACTAGGGCTAGAAGGCCGGTTTGACATACTGGAAACCGAGATACGCGGCAAGAATGGCTCACTGTTTACCTTTTCGGGGTTAGCAGGCCATACGGTTGAAAGTATCAAGTCTATTGAAGGCACTGATATATGCTGGGTTGAAGAAGCCCAGACTGTCAGCAAGAAAAGCTGGGAAATACTCATTCCTACTATCCGGGCTGATGGCTCTGAAATATGGGTGACGTTTAACCCGGCTTTGGTCAGTGATGACACTTATCAGAGATTCGTACAGCATCCGCCCAGACATTCAAAGGTCGTAAAGATCAATTGGTCTGATAATCCTTGGTTTCCTCAAGAGTTAATGGAGGAAAAGGATCACCTGAAAGAGATTGACCCTGAATCATACAAGAATGTATGGGAGGGTGAATGCAAGTTTGTTGTCGATGGGGCTATCTACAAGGCCGAGATTGACAAGGCTAAAGAGGAAAGACGGATTACTGCCGTACCTCATGACCCGGTTCTGAAGGTTCACACCTTCTGGGATTTGGGAGTATCGGATTCCACTTGTATATGGTTTATCCAGCAGGTAGGGAAAGAGGTCAGGGTAATTGATTACCATGAAGCCACCGGGGAAGGATTGCCCTATTACGCCAAGATTCTACAGGACAAGGGTTACTTGTACGGCAACCACTTTGCGCCCCATGACATTCAAGTCAGGGAGCTAGGCTCTGGTAGATCGCGTATCGAGACAGCCAAGTCACTAGGCATAGACTTCAAGATATGCCCTAACATCCCTATAGAAGACGGTATACACGCAGGCAGGATGTTATTCCCGCGCTGTTACTTTGATGAAAAGAAAACCCTACGCGGCATGGAATGCTTATGTAATTACCGCCGTGAATGGAATGACAAGCTAGGCGAATTCAAGTCCTCACCGGTTCATGATTGGGCATCCCATGGTGCTGATGCTTTCCGCTATTTGGCGGTGGCGTTAAGAGATGAGAAGCTCGAGAGACCTAAAGTTAAACAGAATTATTACCGCGCAGGCGGATGGAT